AAGGTATGGGAGTGCCGCAACTGCGGTCACATTGTGATCGGTGAGAAAGCTCCGGAGGTTTGCCCCACCTGCAACCATCCCTGTACGGGGACAACGTAATTGAGAAACACGGGATAAACCGGGACAGGACGGGAGACCGCGAGAAAACCCGCTATTTGTGCGGGAAACAGGGCATTTTCACCCGGGACAGGGCGTTGATCCGGCCCGGCTTTATCAGACAACTTGAGACGAGGGCGTCGACGCGGTCGGCGTCCTTTTTTCATGCCCTGGGGAGCCCTGGAAGGCCCCACAACGGCGGCGGCGCGGCTGGGGTATATTGTACCCGCAACGGGGCGGAATCCTTGAAACAAGGGCATTTGAGGGCAAAAAGAGGGCCGCTCGGCCCGTCCCGGAAGTCACAGCAGCAGACAAAGAGGACGGGCTTCGCGGCCCATGGTCACAGTATAGCAGAGTCGGCCCCGGAAGGCAAGCGGTCGAGCCGTGCAAACGGGGCGTTAAACCGTGCAGAAATTAACGGCAGGGGGTAAAAAACAGGGGCTCGGCGGCTCGGATCGGCGAGCTGGGAGCGTTACGAGCCGTTATTCCAGGTGTTACGACGGTAGCGGAGACCGGGCCCATGCGTGGCAAAACCCTCCCTTTTCAAAGTGACATTTTAGGCAAAACCGTGTCACCTTGTCACTTTGCCGGAAATACCGGGGTTTCCAGGCGTTCTGGGCGTTCTATCAATGCTCGGGCAAAGTGACAGCATTTTGATTTAGTTTTTAATCATTTTGGGATAAAAAATTAGGCGGTTCCGTCGCGGGCCTCACGGCTCCCAGCGGGGCCGCTTTTTTCGTCCTCGCTCTCGTCGAAATATGTCGAGTAAATAGATTCTTTTTTCTCCTCGACTTCCCTCTTGTATTTGAAATGCACCAGCTCAAAAACCTCCTCGCGGTGCGCCGGAGGGAGAAGTCGAAACATGGCGAGAAGGTCGGTCTCCATTTGGGACAGGGGGACGCCGTCGCACATCAAAGACGGCTCGTTACTCCGAGCGCTTGCTTCTTCTCCCGTGAGCAGCCAATCCAGAGATCGACGAAGGGCTCTCCCCAGGGCGACAAGCGAGGAGACCGAGGGAGTGTTTCGATCGTTCTCAATATCGCTTATATTGCCGGTAGAAAGGCCCGTTTGTTCGTGCAATTGCTTCATTGTTAGACCGAGTTCTTGACGCGCAGCGCGAACCCGTTTTCCGATAGTTTCCATAAGTACCTCCGTTCGGATAATCGAGTTTTTTACTCGGATAGCCGAAAAAATCCTTGACTTACTCGGACTTCCGAGTTATACTTTTTTTAGATTAAAAATTTAAGCAAATCAAGCATAGCACACCAACCACCAAAAGGAAAGACCAAAGGAGGCGATCTCTTTGAGACGCGGTAAGAAGCCAACCAGAAAGCAGAAGATCCGGCTCGGACAAGCAGGCCTCTCACCGGAGAACTGGCTCGTCGTGCGACAGAAGCCGGACGGGGAGCTCATCATCCTCCACAAGCACACGGACACGATCCGGGTTGTCCCTCCCGTGGGACAGTGACCCGAACGCAGAAAGGAAGGAGCAGCATGAGCGAGAACAGCAGACGCATTTGCCCGACCTGCGGGTGCAGCTATACCGACCCGCCCGCACTTTCGCGGCGAGACAACAAGACGGATATCTGTCCGGAGTGCGGGATGCGGGAGGCCCTGGCAGCAATCCCACGGCGTGAAACACCTGCCGAACGGACGCGGCGAGCTGTCTACGCCACCGGGAATAAGTGGGCTATCGAGAACTTCGAGGCCACACACTCATAGCCGAAACGCCCCACGGGGCGTCATCGAGGGGGAGCCCGTCCTCGGTCTGATGATGGCAGGGCATACAGTAAAAGGAAGGAGCAGCAGCATGAGAAAGATGAAGAAGATCAACGGCTACCTCGTCGTCAAGTTCAACGCCCGGGAGCTCCGGGAGTATGAGGGGACGGCCCTCGGCGAGTATGGCGTCATCGACGCCGAGCTCTACACCGGCATCCTGGACGTCGACCGGGGCGCGATGGAGTACGACAACGCGGGCAGCATGGAGGAGGCCGTGGAGCTGGCCCGAGGCCTCGAGTCGGAGCTCGACGCCGAGGAGCCCGAGGTCAAGGTCACGATCGTCAAGGAGACCGACGAGACCACCGAGGAGGAGGAAGTCGACGCGCAGCAGATGATCGCCGGATGGGAGAACGTCCTCCGGGGGCAGGTCGCGAGCGCCCACTATAAGGACGTGGACGAGCGCACGGCAACGCACGAGCTTTACGGCTACAAGGTCGCCCTCCGCGACCTGGGCCTTCTGGATCGGGAAGACTGCTACGTCCTCCCGGACACCTTCGGGGAGGCCCCGGGGCCGCTCCCCAAGAAGCCGGAGGAGCTCCTCGCCTATGTGTGCGACGAGCTTTGTCGGCACCGCCGCCCGGAGATGCCACAAGAGGAGCTCGACGCGGTTTGCGAGAAGTGCTCCCTCGAGCGGCTGGCAAACGAGGCCGACGGGCGAGATCTCCGAGCCCGGGAGAAAGCCCTCGGGGCGCTCTATGGGCTCATCGACCGCATCCGAGACCGAGAGAGCAGCGTCGAGGCCGACCGGGTCGGCGCAGAGGCCCGGGCCTATCTCCGGGCGCTGGCGACTGTCCAGGTCATCACGGAGCGAGAGCGGGAGTCCTTTGCCGCAGCCATTGAGGACACGGTCAAGGCCCGGACGGCTCCGGCGGAGCGGAAGACCTTCGAGCACCTCCACCCGGATCTCAAGCGGCACCGGGAGACAACGCAGATCTACGCCCTGGGGCTGGCGCTGTCCAAGAACTGCCCTCCCAACGATTGCCGGGTCTACCTCAACATCTTCAACGCGGCCCGGGAGCTGGACGCCGCCCTGGACAACCTGGACGCCTACGGCGCTCCGGCGCTGGCCTTGCGGAAGGAGCTCCGGGAACGGGTCGGAGAGCTGGGGGAGATGATGGAAGACAACTACGCTGTCGAACAGTACCGGAAGGGAGGGCAAGTATGACAGGATTGGAACTTCTGAGATCGCCCAATACATCGGTGGATGAGATTGCGGACATCATCTCGGCTCAATACAATCATTCACGGAGACAGTCTCACCGTGCTCCGGCAGATGTCGGACGAAAGGGTGGATGCAATTATCACCGATCCGCCCTATGGCATTAACTACGTTTCGCAGACAGGGGCGAGAATAAAAAACGATAAAGCCCCGTTCATTTGGTTCCTCTATGATGCCTTCCGCGTGCTCAAGCCGGGAGGTACGCTCCTATGCTTCACACGCTGGGATGTAGAGCAGACCTTTATCGACGCTATAAAGCTGGCTGGATTCCAGGTCAAAAGCGAAGTCATTTGGGATAAGGTCTATCACGGCATGGGGGATACGAAAGCGGCCTTTGCCCCGTCGCATGAGAACATCGTCTTTGCAATTAAAGGGAAGTACAGTTTCCCCGGGAGTAGGCCGAAAGACCTCGTCACCTTCAGCAAGCTCGGCAGTGCCCAGATGATCCATCCGACAGAGAAGCCGGTAGGGCTAATTGCAAACCTTATTACAGCAGTCACCAAACCCGGCGATCTCATCCTTGACCCTTTTGCTGGAAGCGGATCTACTCTCGTCGCCGCGAAGAAGTCGGGGCGACGGTTCATTGGTGTGGAGCTGGACGACGAGTTTTACGAGAAGGCGCGGCGGCGCATTGAGGAGGTGGTCGAGTGAACGGAAAGGGAAAGCGGTGGAGCCTCCGAGGCTTGTTCCGGCACCGCCCTGAGACGAGGGAGGTCGCAGCCGCCCAGGTGACGGACAAGTACAGCGAGTACCCCTCGGACGGGCTCACCCCTATCCGCCTGGCGGAGATCTTCAAGGAGGCCGACGCGGGAGATGTGCTCCGGCAAGCTGAACTTTTTGAGGAGATGGAGGAGAAAGACCCGCACCTCTTTTCCCAGCTCCAAACGAGAAAGAACGCAGTCACGGGCCTCGACTACGAGGTCATCCCGTTCGACTCGGACGACCCGAGAGACAAGGAGATTGCCGAGTTCGTAGAAGCGCAGATCGGCGGGATCGAGGGGTTTGAGGATGTCATGCTCGACCTCCTGGACGCAATCGGCAAGGGCTTCGCGGTCTCTGAAATTATGTGGAGCTATGACGAAGGGCGCGTCGTTGTCGGAGACATTCGCTCGCGACATCAAAAGCGGTTCTTCTGGGATACCGTCGACGACTCCTTCAAGGTTCGGACACAGGACGCGCCGGAGGGAATCCTTCTTCCTAAGAACAAGTTCATAGTACACAAGTATAAAGCCCGCAGCGGCCACCCTTCGCGGGCTGGCGTTCTTCGTGTGGTCTCCTGGATGTACCTATTCAAGAACTACACCCTCAAGGACTGGGTCGCGTTCTGTGAAGTGTTCGGGATGCCGCTCCGGCTGGGCAAGTATCAGCCGGGCGCAAGCGAGGAAGACAAGCGGGCGCTCATGCAAGCGCTCGTCGCTATCGGAGCCGACGCGGCGGGCATATTCCCGGATGGCACGACGATCGAGTTCGTCAACACCGAAAAGACCAGCTCGACCGACCTCTATGAACGGCTCGCCCGTTATTGTGACGAGCAGGTCTCGAAAGCGATCCTCGGCCAGACTTTGACCTCGGACTCCGGGGGCGGCAGCTACGCACAAAGCAAGACGCACAACGACGTCCGACATGACCTCACCGTCGCAGACTGCAAGGCACTCGCGGCCACGCTCCGGCGCGACCTCATCCGCCCCCTGGTGCTCTATAACTTCGGGGAGGACAAGCGTATCCCTTATCTACGGTTCGACGCCGAGGAGTCGGAAGACCTCACCCAGACGGCGACCGTGATCGGGACGCTCATCCGGGAGGCTGGTCTCAAGGTTCCGACCTCCTACATCTACAAGAAGTTCTCCATCCCGAAACCGGAGGGGGACGAGGAGATCGCCACACCGGCAACCCAGGCACAGGGCGCAGGAATCGGCCCCTTCTCCTTCAAAGCAACCGCACCGGAGACGCCGATCGCGCTCAAGGCCGGGGGCGCAGCGGGCCACGGGACGCAGGAACGCATCGACCAACTTGCGGCAGCAGCCACCAAAAAAAGCGCCGGAGCGTTCAAGAAGGCGTTCGGCCCTGTTCTCAAGATTATTGAGAAAGCCGAGAGCCTTGAGGAGCTCCGCGACATGATGGAAGACGAGAAGGCCGTCGCCTCCCTGTTCGGCGAGATGGACATCTCCGACGTGGAGGAGCTGCTTCAAAAGGTCATGCTCTACGCAGACCTCGAGGGGAGGTCGCTCGAAGATGGACGAGATTGAGGCCGTATTCAACCGGAAGGACATGACCTTCGAGGAGGCCGTCAAGTATTTCAAGGAGCGCGTCCCCGTGTCCGCCTCCGTGTTCTACCGTATCGCGGAGAAATACCGGGGGCTTGCCTTCACCGTCGGCGGCTACACGAAGGCCCAGATCCTCAAGCGGTTCTATGATGAGATCCTCGCAGCCCTGGAAGACGGGAACACCCTCTCGGAGTTCCGCTCCCGGATGAACGAGTTCCTCGCCTCCGAAGGGTATGAGGGACTCGACCCGCTGCAAGCCGACCTCATCTTCCGCACCAACATCCAAACGGCCTACAACGTGGGCCACTATGAGCAAATGACAGACCCGGGCGTCATGAAGCTCCGCCCCTATTGGCAGTACGACGCCGTCAACGACGCCCACACACGACCGAGCCACCTCGCGATGGACGGCAGGGTATTCCCGGCGGACAGCGCCGTGTGGGACTCCTGGTTCCCCCCGAACGGGTTCCGGTGCCGCTGCACCGTCAAGACCCTATCAAAGCGGCAGGTCGAAGCCCGGGGGCTCAAAGTGGAGCAATCAGCGCCGGGCGGGGTCATGCCCGACCCGCACTTCTCCACCAACCCCGCGAAGGTACGCTTCACGCCGGATCTCAAGGACTACCCCGAGGCACTCGTGAAGGCGTACCAAAAGCGAGAAAAAGAGAACCCCTCTTTATAGCCCCGTAGAGGCCCCAGGAATGGGCGAACGGGACGGGGGTGAAATTCCCGGGGCCTACCAGGAAGGCGCCGTTATAACGCGAGATAACGGCGTTATAGACGATTGTGAGCACCACACCAAAGGAGACACCAGAAAATGAACGACTTTCTCACCCTCAAAGGGGGCGAAGTGGATGTCGGAGGAGCGCCGGATGTCATCTCCGTCCTGCCCTTCGGTCATGTCGTGAGTCAGAAGGGAGAGTTCGACGTCGACGAGGAGAGCCTCGCGGCGATGAAGGAACAGATCGCGCAGCGAGGCGTCGACCTCGTTGTCGACTATGAGCACCAGACACTCACGGGAGAACGAGCCCCCGCCGCCGGGTGGGTCAAGGAATTGTTTGCAGAAGACGGGCACATCAAGGCCCGGGTCGAGTGGACAATTCCCGCGAAGCAGTACCTTGAGAACAAGGAATACCGCTACCTCTCCCCGGTCATCACCGTCCGCAAGTCGGACAACAAGGCGACGGGCCTCCACTCCCTCGCCCTCACCAACACCCCAGCGATCGCGGGCATGACCCCGATTGTCAATTCATCCACATTTCAAGGAGGAGAAACCAACATGAACGAACTCATCAAGAAGATCGCGGCAGCGCTCGGCCTGGGCGAAGACGCGGATGAGGAGCAGATCCTCACGGCGCTCTCGGCTTGTGTCGAGGAGAACAAGGCACTCAAGGAGGCGGCGGAGGGCGGCAAGAAGCCCGAAGACCAGGACGACAGCATCGTCGCGAACAAGTCTGTCTGTGAGCTCCTGGGCCTCAAGGCCGGAGCCTCGACCGCTGACGTCGCCGCTTCCATCATGGCCCTCAAGGGCGGCGTCGATGGGCGCGTCAAGGCCCTCGAGGAGAAGCTCGCCGACCGCGACGCCGAGGAGGCCGTGGAGCTGGCCCTCAAGAGCGGGAAGATCACCCCGGCACAGAGAGGGTGGGCCAAGGGGTACGCCCTCAAGAGCCCCGACGGCTTCAAGGAGTTCCTTGAGAAAGCCCCCCAGGCCGTCCCCATGTCCGAGATCGCCGGGGGCGACGCGCTGGCCCTCAAGGGCGACAAGCCCGACGAGGCGACGATGCTCGTCTGTAAGCAGCTCGGCGTCAGCGCCGAAGATGTCCAGAAATACGGCATGAAGGAGGAATAAGACCATGGCAGCATTGACCAACGTGAGAGACACGTCCGAGCTCGGCGGGAAGTACATCGCCCTCCCCGTCAAGGGCGCGACCACCATCTATCAGGGTTCCATCGTGGCGGTTGACGCCACCGGCTACGCGATCCCCGGCAAGAAGGCGACCGGCCTCAAGGCAGCGGGCCGGGCCGAGGAAACCGTGGAGAACAAGGGAGGCGACGGCGAGGCCGTCATCCGCGTCGCTCGCGGTGTCTTCATCTTCGAGAACTCCACCAGCGGCAAGATCACCGCCGCCGAAGTCCTGGGCCCGTGCTACATCGAGGACGACCAGACCGTCACGAAGACCGCGACGAGCGCCTCGGTCGCCGGTCTCGTCATTCGCGTCGACGACGAAGGTGTCGCCGTCGAGATGGGCTTCGGCTACACCCCGGCGACGGCTGGCGCTGGCGCTTAATTCATACTGACAAGGAGGAAACAGAACATGATTGTCAATCAGCAGTCCCTTAGAGGGATTTACGTCGGCTTCAACACCTTGTTTAACAAGGCGTTTGAGGAAGTGGCCCCGCTCTACACCGAGGTCGCGACCGTTACTCCGTCCACTACGGACTCGGAAACCTACGCATGGCTCGGCGACATTCCGGGCATGAGGGAGTGGATCGGCGACCGCGAGATCCAGAACCTCACCGCGAGCGACTACACCATCAAGAACAAGGACTTCGAGCTCACCGTCGGCGTCGACCGCAACGCGATCGAGGACGACAAGATCGGCCTTTATAACCCTTCTGTCCAGATGCTCGGCCAGTCCGCAGCAGCTCACCCCGACGAGCTCATCTTCGCCCTGCTGGCGGGCGGCTTCTCGGAAAAGTGCTACGACGGACAGCCCTTTTTCTCTGACGCCCACAAGGTCGGCAAGAAGACCGTCTCCAACAAGACCACCGCCAAGCTCTCCATGGAGTCCTACATCGCGGCCCGCGCTTCCATGATGAGCTTGACCAACTCCAAGGGCCGGGCGCTGAACCTCGTCCCGAACCTGCTCGTCGTTCCCCCCGCCCTGGAAGCCGCCGCCCGCGACATCCTGGTCGCCGACTACATCAACGGCACCAAGAACACCATGCAGGGCACCGCGAAGCCTCTCGTCGTCCCCCAGCTCGCCGGGCATGACTCCGCATGGTATCTGCTGTGCGCTTCCCGTCCTATCCGCCCCCTTATTTGGCAGCAGCGCAAGAAGCCGAAGTTCGTCTCCAAGACCGCCGAGACCGACGACAACGTCTTCATGCGGAAGACCTTCCTCTATGGCGCGGACTATCGCGGCAACGCCGGTTTCGGCTTCTGGCAGATGGCATACGGCGGCGACGGCACCGCCGAGTAAAACCGAGGCAGCGAGAGCAAGGAGGGAGCGCCGTGAGCTATAGCACAAAGGAAGAAGTCCGGGAGATGCTCAAGGACGACGCCCTCAACGCGATCATCGGCGACACCTTCATCGAAGACCCCGCCGAGCGTGAGGAGCTCGTTGAGCCGCTCATCGAAGCGGCGATCGCCGACGCCGACGCGGAGATCGACGGCTATCTCGCTAAGAGGTACACCGTCCCGATCTCCCCGGCCCCTCGGGTTCTGAACAAGTTCTCGAAGGACATCGCGGTCTATAACCTGTTTTCCCGTATCGGCATCGACGAGAGCACCGACCAAAAGACCTATCTCAACCGATACAACGCGGCGATCAAGTTCCTCACCCTCGTCGCAGAGGGGAAGGTCTCGATCGGCACCGAGACCGAAGATCCGGCGAGCGCGGCAGCTACCGGATTTTCGGCAAAGTCAAACCCCCGTCTATTCACGCGGGCGAAGATGAGGGGGATGTAGTTCGTGTATAGTATCCGCCTTGAAGGAGAGACCGCCGCACTCCTCCGAAAAATGCGGCGATACTCGGAAATAGACCGAAGGAGCCTCAACATGGCCCTCGGCGAAGGCGTCCGAGAGTCCACCCTTGAGCGTTTCAAGGAGGGACGAGCGCCGGACGGCAGGAGGTGGAAGACCTCCATCCGGGCGGCGACCACCGGGGGGAAGACCCTCATCGACTCCTCGCAGCTCCGCAACTCGATCCAAGTGACGGCGGACGCCTCGGGGTTCGCGGTCGGCACGAACGCAAAGCACGCAGCGACACACCAATTTGGAGACCAGGGGCGCACCATCCGGGCCCGGAAGGCGAAGAACCTCCGCTTCCAGGTGGGCGGCCAGTGGGTCAGCAAGAAGCAGGTCAAAGTCAACATCCCCGCCCGCCCGTTTCTCGGCCTATCGGACGAGGACATGCAGGAGATCAAGGCGACGACCGAGGAGTTCATCGGGAGGGACGACTAAATGCTCTACAAACAAAGCAAGGAATACCTCCTCGAAAAGCTCAAGGCGGCGGGCCTAAAGTCTAAACCGTACACAACTCAAAAGGGTCTCGAAAAGAGTCAAGAGAGTCACATCGGCGCGGTGCTGTTCGAGTCGGAGACCCTTCTCCGAAACGGCTCCAAAACACGATATAGAGACCAAGAGGGAGCGCAGAAAAAGAGGAGAAAGGTCTTCGACCGGGCTCTCACCTTCACTGTGATAATCGGAGACTACACCGACGAGGCCGTCGAGAGTATGTTCGGGGCGTTCCTCTCGAGCCTCGATCGGGGCATATACGTCAACGGCGATTATGTTCCGATCGAGGTCGAGGGGGCCGATTGGGTCGACAAGGACGACTCTATTCTCAAAGCACAAGTCGCCGTTCAAATTCGGATACGGTTTGACGGCGGACTCTATAGGGACACGAACTTCGCAAAGGTCACGGACGTCGAGGTCGAGTCCATAGCAAAGAACGACGGAAAGGAGATTGCAGATGGCAACTAAAGCGGCATCGACCCCCACCGCAACGGGGGAACAGAACAAGAAGGCCCCGGCGCTCTATGACGTCGGGGAGCTTCGCAGCAAGCACAAAGTCGGGCGGGCCGTGTTTGCGGGCGTATGCAGCGCCCAGGGCTGGAAGCCCGGCAAGGCCGTCGCCGAGGAGGAGTTCCTCGAGGCGGTCAAGAAATTTGAGAACGCTCCTATGAGGGGCGGCTCCGGGAAGAAGGAGGTCAAGAAGTAATGCTTCGAGATGTTAAGCATACCGTAACGGACGGCCTTCTCGGCTTCGCCACCGCGACGGGAGACGGTAAGAGCCTCAAGATCGGCGTCTCCCCCATTGTGTCGGACACCCCGATCATCATCACCGGAGACATGGACGCGACCAAAATCAAGGATCGCCTCGGCCTGTCTCCTCTGGCTGACGCTGTCATGGATTCCGTGCAGTTCGGCGCGTCCCGGATCTACTGTCTCCCGGTCTCCGCTACTACGGCGGGCGAGCTGGGAATCGTTTCTAAGACCGGCGACGGCGGCGGCTCCGTTACCGTCGACGGCTCTCCGACGAACGCCTTCTCCGTGGTGGTTAAGTTCACCGCGCAAGGGCAGCTCAACACCGCCGCCTTTGTGTACTCTATCGACGGGGGAAACACCTTCACGGACGAGATCACCGTCCCCGTCAATGGCGAGTATGAGATCACCGGAACCGGCCTCAAGCTCAAGTTCACCGAGGCGACCGAGGAAGACCAGAAGCCGAGCTCGTTCCTTGTGAACGACTCCTACAGCTTCACCACCACCGCGCCCACCATGACGAACGGCGACGTCCTGGCGGCGTTCACAAAGCTCCAGAAGTTCGCCGAGGAGTATGAGTTCATCCACGTCGTCGGCGAGAGTGACCTCGATCTCTGGCAGGCGGTGAGCGAGGCGCAAATCGAGCTCCGCGACGTCTACCACAAGCCCGTGTTCGTGGTATTCGAGGCCAAGTATCCCACGACCGGCGACGAGGAGGACGAGCCCGACATGATGGGCGGCGGGGATCTCACTGACTGGGCCCTCGAGATGGAGGCCAAGCGGAAGAAGGTCAAGAACTACGACATCCAGGTCGTCACCGCCTGGGGCCGTCTGGTCAAGCTGGACGGCTCGACCCAGATCACCAACCTCGCGGGCCTTGTGTGTGGCCTCTACGCAAAGGCAGCGGTGCAGGAGTCCATCGGCAAGACCAGGACGGAGGCGGGCTTCGGCATCCCGAAGACGAAGCTCCTCGAGCTGCTCCCCGCCGAGATGGACAACTCCATCATCGAGCTCCTGGATCTCGCGGGCTATCTGACGTTCCGGGAATACGACGGGCTCGACGACTTCTATGTCTACCATACGAAGATGATGAGCCCGGACGGGAGCGACTTCCGCTACGCCGAGGACGTCCGCGTCAAGAACAAGATCATCCGGGAGACCCGGAAGGAAGGGCTCCTCCTGCTGAACGATGACATCGACCTCGAGGACGTGCAGGGCGAGCTTGAGACCCGGGCGAAGTTCATGTTCGTCCCCTTGCAGCGGATGATCGACGCGAAGGAGATCAGCTCCGCCGAGATCACCGTCCCGGAAGGACAGGCGGAGACCATCCTCGAGGACGAGACTATGCGGGTCAAGATCCGCTATGTCTCCCGGGGCTATATCCGCGAGGTCGAGGTCGACCTCGGCAGGGCACAGCCCAGCGAATAAGGGAAGGAGGTTAAAGAGTTATGTCCCTTAAAGTAAACGGTCAGACCTATAGCTGGGGCGACGTTGACGTCAAGATCCCGGGCCTCGTCCTGGTCGTGCAGGAAATCAGCTACGACGACGAGCAGGACATGGAAGAAAGCTACGGCAAGGGCAACCGTCCCCGGGGCTATGGCAAGGGCAACTATAAAGCGTCTGGTAAAATGTCTATGCTCCGGGATGACTACGACGACGTCCTTGCCTATTGCAAGGCGAAGGGCGTCCCCTTCTATGGCCTCGAGTGGCCTTCCGTGGTCGTCTCCTACGCCAACGAAGGCGAGCGCACCCGCATCGACGAACTGAAGAAGGTCGTCCCGATCAAGCGCAGCCACAAGGCAGCACAGGGCGACAAGTCCCTCACCGTCGACATCGACCTCATGATCGTCGGCGGCATTGTGGAGGACGGCGTCGAGCCCACGAAGTAAAAACCATCTCAAGATAATCGAGAATAGGAGGACACGAAACCATGGAAGAAATCAAGAAAGACACCGCGCAGAAGTCCCAGACGGAGGAGCTCAAGGAGAAATACGGCAAGGTCTACCGCGTCGGCGCGACGATCGAGGTCGATGACGAGACCGAGAAGAATGTCGAGTTCTTCTTCAAGCGCCCCTCCACGGCGAGCTATGACAGATATGTTAAGACCACCGCCCAGGGCGCGACGAAGGCGCTCAAGGTGTTCCTCTTTGACAACGTGGTCGAGGAGAGCCGGGCGTCTCTCGAGGCGAACCTTGAGGAGTTCCCGGCCCTGGCGCTCTCCATCGGTGAGAAGCTGCTCGGGATGCTGGGCCTCTCCAAACAGACAAATTTGAAGATGCTCTAAAAGAGCAGCTCTCGGAGGTGAGGGGGAACGTGGTGGAGTCCGGTCTCCTGGAAATCTACCGCTTCCTCCCTCCGGCTCTTTTAGAGGACTTCGACATTGAGGAGATCGGCCTCGACGAGTTCCTCCGGTACGTCGCGAAAGCGAGGTACATCCAGGAGCTCGAGGAGAGGATCGTCGCCCAGGCGATCGCGGACGTGTTCGCGTCGGATTAGCCGGGCGGCATCGGTCGCCTCTTTTAAGAGCACAAGGTCGCCTCCATCGTTTTGTTAGGAGGTGAAAGGCAAAGCATGAGCTTAGAGTCCGTGTTCCGGCTGTCCCTCATAATGAACATGATCGACAACCTCACCGGGCCTATGGCCGGAGTCACATCAAGCGTCAACGGCACCGTCTCAAAGCTGCAAAAGGCAAACGCAGCGCTCGGCAATATGGCAAAGACGGGGGCCGTCATGCAGGAGGTCGGCTCGCAGATCACGGGGGCGGTGCTGTCCCCGGTCGAGGCTACATTTGAAACCCGGAGAGCGATCGGCGAGCTCGCCTCCCTGGGCGTGAAGGATCTCGGCGTCGTGGAAGACGCCGCCCGGCAGTTCTCCGACCAATGGGCCGGAACGACGAAGGCCGACTTCATCGCGGCAGCCTACGACATCAAGAGCGGCATCGCGACGCTCTCGGACGAGGGCGTCGCGGAGTTCACCAGTCTCGCGGGCCTAACGGCAAAGGCCACAAAGTCGACGGTCGGCGAGATGACGTCATTGTTTGCCACGGGCTACGGCATCTATAAGAACTACTACGACGACATGAGCGACATCGAGTTCGGCGAGATGTTCTCGGCGGGTATCGCGAAGTCGGTGCAGCAGTTCAAGACGACGGGCTCGGAAATGGCCTCGAGCATCGAGAGCCTGGGCGCGTCGGCAACAAACGCGAACGTCCCCCTCGAGGAGCAGCTCACCATCCTCGGTATGCTGCAAGGCACCATGAGCGGCTCGAAGGCGGGCACGAAGTACGCGGCGTTCCTGGGCGCGGCAGCGAAGGGCGGCGACGCCCTGGGCTTGTCGTTCCTGGACGCCAACAACCAACTAAAGAGTATGCCGGAGATCCTCGACCAGCTCCGGGGCAAATACGGCGAGACCATCGACGCGATGGAGAAGCAGGAGATCGCCGAAGCCTTCGGAACGGACGAGGCCGTCGACCTCATCGACCTGCTCTACAACAAGTGCGGAGACCTGCAAGGGAACATCCTCACCATGTACGACGCCCTCGGCTCCGGCACCGGCGTCGCCACGGAGATGGCGAACGCAATCAACGAAACGGAGCCCGAACGGTTTGAACGGCTCACGCAGCGCATCCAGAACGTGAAGGAGTCGATCGGGAATAGCTTACTCCCGACAATCAACGATCTCATGTCGACCGGCGAGCAGGTGCTCACGAAGGTCGGCTCGTGGGTCGAGGAGAACCAGGAGCTCGTCCGGGTCATCATGCTCGTCGTCCTGGCGATCGGCGGCTTCCTCACCATAGCGGGCACGGTCATCGCCGTCGTCTCCGGCGTAGGCTTGATTATCACGAAGGTAATCTCCGGGTTCAAGCTCCTCAAGGCCGGGTTCCTATTAGCGAAGGGAGCGCTCACGCCGCTCATATCGAGCGTGTGGAGCTTTACAGCGGCACTCCTGGCGAACCCTGTCACCTGGATCGTGATCGGCATCGTGGCCCTCATCGCGGCCCTGGTGCTGCTCTACAACAAGTGCGAGTGGTTCCGAAACGCGGTCAACGCAATCATCGACTTTTTCAAGGAGAAGCTCGGCGCAGCTCTTGAGGTCGCGTCGGCGATCTTCTCCGGCATCGGCAACGTCATCGGCTCCGTCATGAACGCAGCGAAGGCGACGGTCTCTCAGAACCTCGACAACATGCGATCCGCATACGAGGCGCACGGCGGGGGAATCCGTGGTGCAGCAGCGGCAGCGGTCGAGGGCGTCAAGGGCATCTATACGGCGGGCTTTACCTTCCTGGATAATCTCACCGGCGGGCGGCTCTCGGCGATCCGTGACAAGTTTGTCGGCTTCGTGACGAACATAGCCTCGGGCGTGTCCGAACGGTTCACAGCCGTCAAAACGGCGTTCTCGAATGGAATCACCGCGATCAAGAACACGGTCACGGGAGCCGTGACGTGGTTCTTTGAGTCGGGCAAGCGCGTCGTCACCACATTCGCGAACGGTATCAAATCGGCGTTCACGGGCGCGGTCGACGCGGTAAAGGGCGGCTTGCAGCGCATCCGAAATATGCTCCCCTTCTCCGACGCGAAAGAAGGCCCTCTCTCGACGCTGACCCTCTCGGGACAACGCACGATGACAACCTACGCCCACGGCCTCGAGCTGGCGCAGGATGCACCCGCCCAGGCAATCGAGAAGGGGCTCGACGGCGCGAAGGCTACGCTCGAACGCGAGCCCGTCCAGAAGGTCGACCTCACAAGCGGAGGCGGCAAGAAGGAAGGCTCCGAGAGCGGAGGCTCCGGCGAGGGCGGCTCCGGCAAGCAAGTCATCATTCAAAAGCTGCTCATTCCGGTCGACCTCAAGAAGATCAAAGACCTCGAGCAGCTCCTCGCGATGCTCAAGGAGGTCGAGGACTACGCCGAGGCCAACGGCAGCGAGGAACCCGCAGACGATCAAGACGCCGAACCGGCACCGGCATAACAAGGAGGGAGAGACGACAATGATTTACACCGAAGACCAGATCGTCAAGGTGAACGGGGTCGTCCTCCCTGGCCTTGTTAAGAGTATCGAGGTCAAGGAGTCGGCCCAGATCGACGAGCAAGAGGTCGAGGGCAGCGCCACAAAGCCCAAACAGGCGACGGGCTACGAGGACGCGAAGGTCAATATCGAACTCATTCTCGACGACACACCAACGCAAACGAAGTACCAGCGGCTCGAGACGCTTCGGGCGATCTTCCGAACGCCCGGCCAGTCAGTCCCGAAGCCGCTCTCTATTGTCAGCGAAGACACGGCAGCGCACGGCGTCGACAAGGTTCTATTCAAGGGGCTCACTCACAAAATGGAGAACAAGAAGGAGCAGCTCACCGTCTCCCTTGAGTTCTGGGAGTACGTCCCGCAGACCATACAGACGACGAGCAGCTCGTCGGGATCTTCGTCCGGCGGCGGCTCCTCTGGCGGGAGCTCCGGCGGAACCCAGCAGCAAACGACCTTGTCTTCTGACTATCAAAAATACTTGCAGACGAGCCGAGGGAAGTCCCCAGCCGTCGACGATGCAAGCACGGCGGCAGCTCTCGACAAGGTCTCACAGATGCCATACTAACCCGAGAGGAGGAACAGGATGGAAACGCTCGAATTATTCTACCCTCAAATCGCGGCCCGCGCTGGCCCCTATACCTTCGACAAGGGCATAGAGATCGAGGTCTACTCCTCGAAGTCTTCTTATTTTGATTGGGCGAAGATCCGCTTCACGGAGCAGTTTCAACCGAAGATCTCACTCGCCCGGAAAGACCCGGCAGCGATTGAGCTCGGGTATAACAATGTCTTTGAGGAGGTCTTCACCGGCTACGTCTCCAAGCCGTACAACGGAGGAGGCTTCACCGACGAAGTGACTCTCAAGGACGAGATGCTTCTCCTCGAGGAGACGCAGATCAACAACACATTCCTCGACACAACTCCGCAGGAGATGATCGCCTACTTTCTCGGGAAGGCCGGGCTCTCGAAGATGAAGCTCTCCTCCAAGGGATACCCGGAACGGAAACGGCTTCCCATTCGGCAGATGAACGTCATCGAGGCGATCAATGCCGTACATGCAGCATGGAACATCAAACAGCCGTTTTTCTTCTCTGGGGGCGTGTTCTATTGGGGAGAGAAGCCGGAGCAGGACAAGACCTACATCTTCGAGTGTGGCGTCAACATCATCGCCCTCACCAGGAGCGGCGGCTCGTGGGAGCTCGAGACGGTCTCGGCCCCCTTTGTCCGACACTCCCACAAAATCAGTGTGAAGCACCCTAAAGTGAGCGGAGAGTTCGAGGTCTCGAAGGTCGTCTCGTCTACCAGCGAGAACGGCTTCATCCGCACGAAGATTTATTTCTAAGAAAGGAGGGGCGGGAAATGCTTGAGCAGATGATGAGGGCGGTCGCGAGGAAGATCATCGAGCAGGAGTACCCCCACGCAAAGAGTCCCGCCGTGGTCTACGCCACCGTCAGCAAGGCGACGCAGCTCGGCGAGACGTTCGATCTCGAGGATCTTGTCATTCATAACGACGAGACCGGGAGCAGCTTCAAGGGCCACATAACGGCGCATTGGAACGAATACACCCTCACCGTCGTCGATCGCTGGGGGAACGAGGACGAGAGCTTCCCTCCTCTCCCTGGCGTCAGATCCAAAGGACAATATAAGGCCGGGGCCTTCGTGGCCGTTGCGATGGCATACGGGGACAGCCCGGCGATCATTGGGGAGGTGCAGCTATGACAGGGTTACACGACACCGACATCCGACTCAATGATGAATGGGCCCTCACGCAAGCGGCAGACGGAGACGCGCCCCTCTGTTCGGGGCTTGAATGTCTCTATCAGAACATCATCCTCGAAGCGCTCACACAGCCCGGGGATCTCTTTTATGACGCTTCGTTCGGCTGGGGGCTATACGACTTCATTCAATCCGAAGACGACGATCTTGTGCGGCTTGAAATCGCGCAGCGGGCGCGGCTGGGCCTTCAAAAGCGGGAGGTCATCGTGCCCGAGAGCATAGAGATCGACGTCGGATTTTCGGACGACACCTTCCGGCTCCGCTGCTCCTTCCAGTTTGCGGACGAGGAGGAGCCCCGGGAGCTCAATGTCGTCATTAGTGCGGTCGGCGTGGAGGTGATAACAACATGATCGACAAAGCAATACTCGACGAAGTTCTCCCGGTTCCCGAGCTTGAAACGCTCAAAGAGGAGAAGATCGCCGAGCTGAAAGAAGAAGGCTTCGCAATCACGAACTTCCATTCGGGCGGCGTCTTCTATACGCTGCTCTTGATAGTCCTCCGCATTAAGATCGAGTTCACGGAGTTACTACGGGCCATTCTGAACAATATGACCCTCACACACTCCACCGGCGCATGGCTCGACATTAAGGCGGCAGACTACGGGAAGAAGCGCAAGAAGGCCCAGAAGGCGCAGGGCCTCGTCACGCTGTCCAGGACGAACGACCAGGGCGAGGCCGTGAAGATCGAGAAGGGCCACATCTTCAAGACGCAAAAGGACATCAACGGAGAGGAGCTTCGCTTCTTTGCCATAGAGGCGGCGGTTCTGCAAAAAGGGAGCCGGTCGGTGGATGTCCTGGTAGAAGCGGAGAAAGAGGGCTCTCGGTACAATGTGCCGGAAGGACAGATCACCCGGAGCCTCACGTTCCTCAATGGGATCGACGGCATCTCAAACGGCGAGGACTGGATCGTCCGGGAAGGAAGCGACACCGAGGACGACGAGGGGCTCCGAACGCGGGCGCTCCGATCCTGGTCGGAGCTCGCGGCCCGGTCTATTGAGGACACATTCATCAATGCAGCGGAGGCCGTCCAGGGCGTCCTATTTGCACAGGCTGACTGTGACCACCCGAGAGGGCAAGGGACGGTCGACGTGATTGTAACAGGGACGGCGGGAGAGGCGACGGAAGGACTTCTCGACGAAGTTCGGGATGCCGTTGACAAGATTGCCGGGCCATACGATAATGTTCTTGTGAAGTCTTCTACAACGGTTTCCCAGGACATCGAGGTCACGGTCTCGACCTCTGACGTGTCGGAGGACGAGGACATCAAGAACAGGATCTCCGCGATCCTTGCCGAGCTGCTCGCCGTCCGAAAGGGCCGGAGGTTCAACGAGCTCCGGCGCTCCGACATCAACTTCGCAATCCGCAGCAACTACAGCGCCGCCACGAACGCGGAGATCATCACCCCCGCCGAGGACGTGGTGCTCGAGAAGGACAAGGTCATCACTCTCGGCTCCGTCTCTGTGACAGTGAGAAGGGAGTGATCGGATGAAACGGTTCGACACCTTCGGCGCGTATATGTTCGACCTTCTCTTTGCCCCGTTGAAACGAGGGAAGCGGGCGGCGAATCAGTTCTTCATCTTCTTCAAGGTCATCGGACGCATTTTCGACGGCATGAAGAAGGACGCCTTCCGGCTTCGGGATGAGCTCAATGTCGCGACCGCGAGCCCGGTCATGCTTCCGGTACACGGACAGGATCGGGACATGCCGAGGCTTGAGGGCGAGAGCATTGAAAACTATCGGGCCCGCCTATCCATGAAGGGGATCATCTCTGAATGGGGCGGAACAAAGAGCGGCATCCTCTATGCGTTGACCTCTCTCGGATACGAGCAGAGCACGATCGAGCCGTTCTCCTATCAAGACCCCGAGAGGTGGGCCGAGTTCATCGTATTCCTCAAGGGCTCGAAGCAAAGCGGCGTCAACAACCTCGCAGTCATTGACGCCGAGGTTCGGAAGGTCAAGGAAGGCAGCTCAAAACCTGCATACGGAGCGGAGTCCGGGGGAGGCATTGAGATCCACTCGAAGACCTTTTCCGGCTTCTCGAGGTATCCGCGTTGCGGGGAAATTGTTTGCGGCGTCTGGCCCCGGGTGGTCAGTGTCGGGCACCTTCTGGCGTCCGAAGTTCACGCGAGCAGCTCTCCGGGCTCCGGCGAGGTCGAGTTCCCGAAGGTGGGAACGATCGCGGCCTCCGAAAAGTTCTATCAACCGTGCGCCTTTGTTATGTATGAGGGCCTCTCCTCTAATATGGAGGTGGGCTCGAAGGCAAGCACCGGCGCGAAGATCTACCCCGTTTGTTCTCCGGTGCTTCGCTGCTCCGGGGTGACATTTATGACGGAAGGAGGAGAAAACCATGCCGAAGACAATCACATCGGTCGGGATTGAGAAAATCGGGCGGCGCTTCGCCGACTCGATTGACCACGCGGCCTATACGCTGAACGGAGCGCCGAAGACGGTCGAGCCGTTCCGCAAGCTCGTCACGGCGGACACCGTGAAGATCTATATCTATTTCGACGACACCGTCACCGGAAACGTGGCGAACGTGCAGCTCGTAGACACGGACGGAGACATCGTCGCACAGTCCGACCGGGAGTTCGAGAAACCGCCGAGCAAGGGTCTTTATGTGGCCTTCAAATACACCATCATTGAAAAAGAAACGGAGGTACAGATCGAAAGTGAATAGCTATCAAAAAATCGGATGGCTCGACCACGTCGAAGATGTCGAGACGGGCGAGGTCATCCAGGAAGGAACGCCGGTTAGTCAGACGAACATGAACCACATGGACGACGGCATCTTCGCGAACCGCGAAGCCGTCATTCTCCACGAGGCCCAGATCGCCGACGCGCAGAAAGAGATCAAAGTGCTGAAAGACGCCACCCTCAACAATATGACGAACAACGTCTTTCTCATCAATTTTGACTCCGTGGACGCCGTCGCGATCACCTCCGGCATCTATGACCCCGTGGCGAGAAAGCTCTATGTATAGGGTCGCTTGCACCCTCAAAGAAACAAGCTGCATACTCGGGAACTTTTTCGGCGAGCTTTGCCCGGTATGTGAAAGGTGTCGAGAACTCTCGGACAACGAGCTCGTCCTTATGACCGCGAGCGGTCTCACTCTCGGAGGGAAGGACGTCCTTGTTATTGAGGGACACAGCTCCATCACAGGGGAGCCCGCAAAGGTAAAGCTCACCGACTACGGCTTCGAGTTCTTCGGGGACATCACCGAGATCGCCCGCATTAGAAATGCGAGGTGCTGCTATATTGGAACCGTCAATACTTCAAAAGAAGGCTGAAATCCTACTCGAACGGGATGTCTACCCCTTGCTCAAGAACTTCCCCCAGGCCGAAAAGTTTAGTTTGTCGCAGGAGATCAAGCAATCATGCTTCCGGCTGATCCGCGCGGCGGTCATGGCGAACAACCTCACCGTCGTCAAGAAGCGGCTCGAATGGCTGGACGAGGCGGACGCCGAGAAGACGCTTCTCCTCGTGCTGTTTGGAGTCGCCCGGACGCAGAAGTACATCACCGAGAAGAAAGTCCACGAGCTGCAAACGAAACTCAACGAGCTGGGGCGCATTATTGGAGGCTTGCAAAAGCACTTCATCAACAACCGATAAAAAAGTAAACCGCACCTACTTAGGGTTATCTCTGTATGGCGTCGAACCGTGCGAACCGTGGGTACAATTCGGCCCGCAACTGGAATTACAACTCGTCCGGCAATCGGAACACGAACATCGGTTTCCGCCCCGCCTTGTAGGTTATTACGTCATTCGCGGCTACGGCTTCGAGTGCGTGTCCTTGTTATACTTCAAGGGAGAGGTAATCCTTCGCCTTGTCTCTGACGGCGTAAAAACAGTGACGAACCTCCGGCCCGCCCTCTCGTATTGGGAGGCTGGGGGGCGAGTCTACAATGTGGGTATAAACCCGCGTCATAGGTGCCAAGCCGTTTCTGCAAAGGAAAGGATGCCACGATGACGAAATTCCCCTTATTTATTAAAACCGCACAGAACATTAAACACCCGCTGACCCCGCCGATCATGCCGCTTGCCACCTATGAGGAGGCGGTCGGCTATGAGAGGATAAAGGTCGGCTACAAACAAGCCCTAAGAGGGCAAAGAAAGTACACCCGGGAGGCCGTCAAGTATGACCTTTTCCGGGAGAAGAACAACGTCGACCTCTGGCGTGAGCTCAAGAGCTCAAGGTACACGCCGGGCCCGTATCATTTCGCCGTCATAACGGAGCCGAAACGGAGAGACCTCTCCATCCCGAAGCTCCGCGACAAGGTGGTGCAGCTCGTCATCCACGAGGAGCTGCAAAACATGTTTCGGCCCGTGTTTATCAATGGCTCGTTCGCTTGCCAGTACGGGAGGGGCCCGATCCGCGCCGCCTTCAAAGTGCAGCACGACATGAGGGTCGCCCGCATGAAATGGGGCGATGATGTGGCCGTCATCAAAATCGACGCCCGGAAGTTCTTCTATTCCATCGACCGCGACCTGCTCAAGAAAATCCTTGCGAAGCGGTTCAAGAAGCTCAAGAAGAAGCGCCCCGACATGTACGGGGATCTCCTTCAATTTTATCGGCTTCTTTGCAAAGTGATTGACAGCTCACCGGAGGGCGAGAAAGGCATCCCGCTCGGGAATGTCAGCTCCCAGGACTTCGCGAACATCTACCTCAACGAGCTCGATCAATTTTGTGTCCGCTTCCTCGGCGCGAAGCTCTACACCCGGTACATGGACGACATTGTCATTATTGCACCGAGCAAGGAGATCGCCCGGGAGTGGCTGGTAAAGATCAAGGAGTTCCTCCGTGTGAGGCTACACCTTGACACCAACAAAAAGACAAAGGTTTTCTATATGCGGCAGGGCGTGAACGCCTACGGCTTCAAAATCAAGGCCACCCATTTAATGCTCCGCACCGAGTCCAAGAGGCGGGAGAAGCGGCGTATTAAAGCGATGGTTCGGAAGATGAAGGAAGGCAAAATCACGCGGGCGGCGGTCGTCCAGGCGGTCAACTCATGGCTCGGGTTCGCTCGGTGGGCCAGCGCCTACAACCTCGCGAAGAAGATATTCGCGCCCTACCGCTTCATCAAAACGGAAGGAGCGATCCCTTATGGCGCAATATCTCGGAACCGTCAAGCTCGGCGGCTTCTACAACAACGGCGCAATCCTTAAACGGCCCACGAAGCCGTGGCAGATCAACACAACACCGCCCGGTGCTTCTGGGAACGGAGACATCCCCTCGATGTCCGGCAGCATGGCGAACTATACTTTCGGAGACACCCCCAGCGCGGAGGCGAACAAGCTCCAATGGGTCAAGATCAAGGACGGAGATAAGACCCTGCTCATTTGTGACCGCGTCATCCTGGTCAATGTCTCGTGGGATGACTTGAACGCGCAGGGCTACGTCACCGGCAAGACCGTCACCATTGACGGAGCAAAATATAAGTGCCGACTTCTCACCGGAGGCAGTAACCGAAGAAACGGGGACTACTACGCAGGAGGAACCCCGACCAACAACGAGTGGGACAGGTTCATCACTCGCGAGGAGGTCATCTCCGGCCTCCCTGCTCCGCTCTCCTCCGACCTGGACACAAACCAGAACTCGACCGACTTAAACAGCGCACACAACATATTTTGGAATTGGTTCTACATCTATTCCTGGTGTCAAGAGACCTACGCGGAGAACGCGTCGTCCCGTGCGTACCGTGGGTACGATTCGGCCCGCTACTGGACTTGCTACTCGTCCGGC